TGACAGCAGTTCCAGTAACACCAGATTGCCGTCTGAAGATTTTGCCCGGATAAACTTCCATGTTCTGTCCGGGTACAAGTTGTGTTTCATCAATGTCAAATACCATATTACCAGCAAGAGCCAGATTATCAATAGCCATTCTCATATGACCGTTCATAAGAAGCTGTGCATCTTCCATATTCTCTGCTACACCTACACCAAAGAACTGATAAGGATTCAGTTCATATGGAAAAGCATGAAATGGTAAACGAGCAGGTACAAAAGGATTAAGTACACAACGAATAACTTTATTATTTACGACCCATGCATTAATCTGTATTGAATCCATATGAGTAATATCATCAGGTAGCTCAAGACCAATCTCTCTTGCTAGATATAAATCCAATGTACCCCAGTACTCAAATACTTCATATCTATTTTCTGAATAAAGAGGGTCTTCATTTTCTGAATAGATTGTATTTTCAAAGTATCTTTCTTCGTACTGAGGACCATACTCTAATGCCTCTTCAATAGCATCTTCATTAAAGAAAGGTCTATTGGCAAGCTCTCTAAGTTGTTCTCTATTGTAACGATGCCTCTGTATTACATATTCGGCATCTTCAATATTTGTAGCTGAAGGATCAGGATAAAAATTCCAGCAGGATACAGCTTCAATTCTAGGTACAGTCTTTACATATGGTTCAAATACTTTTTCACCATCCTTCATCTGCCAGTTATGTACAATCTTATCAAAGTTAAACGGTCCTTTGATAATTCCTGTACCTAACAGAGCAGATTCAAAGATTGCATGACGTAGAACATTTGTAGCATTTGTATCCAGTAACTGATCATGAATTTGCTTTTCCATATTACGAGCAGCAATAGCTGCTGGCTCAATCTGTGGAGAACCCGGAATAACGCTTGGTCCTTCCTTTAGATTTTGAGCAGCACCATACTTATCTTTCAGACCTCCAAGAAAATCATCCAGTTGTGATATAGGCACATTACTCGCCTGTTGCATAACCATCTGTTCTTCTGGAGTTGCCAGATGAGCAAACTCAGCAATTCCTTCTGGAATCGGTGTATTAGAAACTGTAATAGGAAATTTATTATTTGCAAAAAGAATATCAGAGATTTGTCCAAAGGATGCAAGAACTTTTACTTTAGTAATTCTTACAAATACTTTAGATTTCTCTGATGCTCTATAAGTAGAGGCAGTATCATAGATACCTCTATAGTTCTTGTATGCTGTTAGCCACCGTCTCTCATCAGAAAGACGACCAGTTTCAGCATCAAGAAACTTGCTTTTGATAAAGCCTACAAGACCGGGAAGTTCATCCTCTTCTAACTCTACAGCTTCAGGAAGTTCTTCTTCAGCCATAGATGGAATTATCTTCCTTCATAATCATACTCAAATCAGTCATCATTTTACTACCAGATTCGGTAGGAGCATCTGCTGATTGCTTAAAGTTTACATCGGTATTACCAAGAAGGTCAGCTTCCATAGGCTCACGATATAGAACACCATCAGGTACAGGACTCATATCTCCCTGCTTCTCAGCCATTCCTTCAAAATGTTTTGCAGTATATTCTTTCATGTAGGGCATTAATTTCTCCTTTAAATTCTATTAGGTTTACGAACAGAACCGCCTTTAGCATACTGTTTCATAATTTTTGCAGTTCGATAGGACTTCGGGCGGCTAGATACTTGACCACCTCCCCTCTTTTTTTCTCCAGTTATTTTCTTTTTAGCTCCTTTAAAGAAACTTTTAACAGGGTCTTCAGGTTTATCTCGTCCTTTATTTTCTTTTTCCCATGCTTTATTGTATTCCTTCCAGTTTCGATACTCTTTGCCTTCATACTTAATACCATAAGTACCTGCACCTTTATCTTCAGCCTCTATAAGTCTATTAATACGATTATAGTGTGCTCCTAGTTCTTTATTTGTAATAGGAGGTTTAGGTTTTACTTTTGCTTTATCTGTAGAAATTTGAGGAAGCTTTTTAGTAGGATCATCAAGTTTTGGTTTTGATGTAGCTTCAGCAGCTTCAGCAGCTTTATCAGCTTTATCAGCATTTATAAGTTTTTTAAGATATGCAGCAACAGCTAAAGTACCAATTCCTCCTAAAGCTGCTTTTTCGTTGAAAGTTAATTTTCTACCTAATCTACTTTGAAGACCATCTAAATCAATAGGGGGAGGTTTTTTCTTAGGAGTTACTGCTGGTAATTGTGGTTTACCACTGCGAACTGGTAGGTTTTTAGAAGCATCAACCTCTCTTGCTGTCATTCGTCTAGCTTTACTTGGAACTACTGTACCAACTTTAGATTCTTGTGCAGCCTTAGAATCTTGTGCAGCCTGTTCTTTCTTTTCGGCTGCTCTCCGTCTATCATCAGCCCTTTTTGCTTTTCTTTCTGCTCTTACTCTAGCAGCTTTTGAAGCTTTAGTTTCTGTGGCTGCTGCTGGAGCATCCTGTTTTTTAACAGGAGGTTTCTTAACAGTCTCTGCAACTTTTCTACCAGCAGTAGCTTGTGCCTCCCGACTTTTTCTCAATGCTTCAAGTGCTGCTTTTTGTTTTGCAGGAGTAAGTAATGTTCCAGCAGGTGGTTTAGCTTGCTTGGCTATTTGTCCAGCTACTCTTGAATTAGGTGCTTTAATAATTTTATTTCCTGAACCTAAAACCTGATTAACATTTCTATCGGTAACTCTTTCAATACGCCCTGCAATTACAGCATAAAGACTTTCACCTTTTGGTTTTAACCAATTAAATATTAGTTTAAGCATATTATTTTCTACCTTTAATTTTCTTTTTAAACATAATAAATCTCTTCTTATATTTTCTTAGTTTTCTTTTAAAACTTGAAATATATTTTTCTATATGATTATAATACAGATATAAAAACATTTAGAGCTACGCTTCCTAATATCCAAAAACAGAATCTTCCATAGCAGGTGCAGAGTCGGTATGAAACTTGAAATTATACAAAGAAGAAGCTGTCTGTCGATTCATTACCATATACCTCAATGCATCATATGCATGGTCTTCTGTTCGTGTATCTATATCTTCACTGTTCGTCTTAGAGATAGGAAGAGTAGGAAGTGTTCTGACAAGATTAGTACAGGTATTAAACATTCTCAGTCTTGGATTGCCATAATCATCTGTCTGTAATCTTCTATGTACTTCTATCTTTCCGTTCACTCTGTCAGAGTTTGATGGAACCCATCGTACTCCTCGTCGTATCATACTTTCTGCAACACTTATACCATGTCCTGTACGATTCCAGCAAGACCTGTCCAGTATACCAATATACATTCTAGGATCGTCTGCTTCCATCTGTAGTATAAGGTCTGCTAACTGTTCTCCCGTGTGTCCCTTTACATAAAGCTCTCTGTATATCCAGATATTATCGTCCCAATCTAATGCTCCCCAAAGAACACAGGAAGGGGCTGAATATCCATAGTCACAAGCTCTAACTCGTACCCAGTTATATGGTATCTCAACTGGATCAATAACATGAATCTGCCTACTGAACTCTCGAAAGGCTGCTCCCTCTGCTACATCCCAATCACCAGAGAGAAGTCTCTTTCGTTCTACTTCTGGTAGTGAGAGAAGCATTGCCTCGTACTCACCATCTACTGCCAGATGTGGATTATCAGTCAGTCGAGCAGGTATGAACTTTCTTTGAAACAGAGGTTGATTTGCTTTTGCATGTACTCTGCCATAAGTCAGTACTTTACCTGTTTCTATATCCGTAGCCCAGAAGGGATTTGCTGGTGGTGACGGGTCTACAAACATCTTCTTGACCCACCAACCTCCTGCTCCTCCGGGGTTGGATGAAGCCCTCATGTATGTTTCTATTTTAGGATCAGTCGTTCTCAGTCTTGATCTTAGATAGTTCCAAACGTAAGGAGTTGGATAGTGTCCTAGCTCGTCTATACCAATCCAAGTAAAAGCTTGTCCTTGATATCGGTATACATCATCATCTTTGTCTACATAACTGAATAGAGCCGTGGCTCCACTTGGAAACTCCCATGTTTTTGTAGACTCTTTAAATCTAGCTCTGGGAAAAGCTTTCGGGTAAATCTGTTTACTTTTATCTATAAGCTCTGTCAGTTCTGCCAGTGTTCTTCTTAGAAGCAAAGCACGATGGTTGCCGTTGTCTGCATACCGAAGCAAGTCCATTAACATTGCATATGACTTGCCACCACCTGCTGCTCCACCGTAGAGCACTTCTTTTTCTGGAGAAGCTAGAAACTCTGTCTGAGGTCCGTCATTAGGTTGAAAGGCAATATCTATGCCATCGTCCAGTGCTTCCTTTACTGTTGGAGGAAGATTATTAACTGTCTCTTCTTTGAGTAATCCTCCGTTCTCCAGAATGTTCAGAGCTTTTTCAGCTTCTTTTTTTGTTGCAGTTCTGCTTTTTGCTTTTGTCTGTAGCTTCTCTCGTTCTCGTTTCTGGTGATTAATCTTTCTCTTCAGGCTTCTTTTTGCTTTTTCCTTACGAGAAACATTATAACTACCTTTCTCTCCCGGTCCTAATCTTGGTCTAGCCATACGTTCTGTTGTTCCTTCTTGGCAGGTAATAGAACAATTCCATGTAGAACTTTAGATTCCGTTGCAATCTCTTGTCTCTTGCTTACACCCGTTCTATCCAGAATATCATTTGCTGCTCTGAGTCGGACCTCCATTTGTGAACTGGGAATTGTACCGTCAGCATCCAGCCCTTCAATCAATCGGTTGGCTGCTTGTACTGATGAAGATGCAAGATGCTGACGAGTACGTTCTATAATTTCATGTTTGACTGCTTTGATGAGATTGCTACGAGAACCCGGATGGTATCCTGCAACCTCCATAGCTTCCTTTACTCGACCACCGTTATCAATGAGAGTACTGAGAAAGGTTTCCTGTTGTTCTGTCAGTTTTCTTGTTTGTACATTATTATTATTCATTTGATTCGTATAGTGTATGTTTTTTTAATTCTCTTTGATGATGGCAGTTACAATTACATTCTTCATTATCACAAACTTCTGCTGTGCATTGACAGTTACTATTATTACAGTTTTTACAGGAGCAGGTCATGATTTTTTATTTTCCAATGCTTGAGCTATACGTTTAGAGCTATGCTCCTTGGTTACTTTTTTACCAGATTTAGGTTTAAGTTTTTTTGTCTTCATTACCTTTGCAATTTTTGAGCTACGCTCCTTGATTTTAGACAAGATATGCTCCTGATGGCACTATGTGCAGAAAGAAAGGGGTGGTGGGGAGCAGGAGCCGGAATTACTCCTATAACCATGGAAGTGTCTTACTTGTTTGCACTTTTAAACACTCCCCACCAGAGGGAGAACCCAAAGGGTTCCTTGATACCTCTGTATACAGATGATTTGTTAGCCTGTCAGTAGTTTTTATTTTAGGATGAAGACAGATGCTTATTATCATCTATATAATTATAATTATACTGTTCTATGAGAATTTGTCAAGTAAAAAATACTAAATACAATAAAAAAATACAATATAAGGATTATACTATTAGTATATACTATAAGGATTATACTATAAGGATTATACTATAAGTATATACTATAAGGATTATACTAATAGTATATATACTAATAGTAAATACTATAAGAATTATACTATAAGTATAATACTATTAGTATACTAATAGGAGTCTAGCCAGATTTTACCTGAAAACCTTCAAAATTACAAAAATTTGTGCATATAGTCATATAGATAGATAGGGGGGTGGCCTACCCCATGCCCACCCCCCGTAATACGATATATGTATATATCTATTTGCACACTGTCAGAATTTACCGGCTAGACACTGGCCGGAAATCTGAAAGCACAAGATCAATTCACTACAGTGTAGTAACTTTAATGGTTTACTTAATGAATACCGGATAGGGATAGTATAGTGGGCATAGGTGCTGGCCATTACTGTATTCGTAAACATAGAACAAATAGTTCTAGACTGATTTCCTTTTGTTTACAGATTGTCGGGCCAATGTGCATATCTATACCCATACCCGTCCATTTATTATTTCCCATATGGACCAGCACCTTATGGGGTTATCGGAGTTGATACACTGTATCCACTTTTCAAAACATTTGACACGATACTACCCATACCTTATATATGGGGGTGCCTAGTAGTAACTTCATATTGAAGTCGGGTATCGATCCCTCGGTAATGACTGGTCTCGGGCACAGAGCCAAGCAGTAAAATGAGGTGGCTCTGTATAATTCCAACTTAACTCAACTCATAGGTGACTATCATGGCTTCAAAAGCCAAAAAGACTACCAAGACCCACAAGCAACCCGTAACGCTTTCTAGCGGACAGGCTAAGGCTACCAATGCCTTGATTGCCTCCCTTGAAGCACTCAACCCAAAGTATCTAGATATAGCTACTCTGGAAGATACGGTGCAGGCAGAACTTGTGATCTTTTATAGCAAGTTCAAGGTAGAGCCTAGAAGCAAGGAAGCTCGAAAGCTTAATACTACCGCCAAGGCTTTGCTTGTTAAGTACTGTCCCAACATGCCGATGCCGACGATACGGCTAATGCTTCGGTGTGCTCAGGCTTCCACGAGTGTAGAGAAGCTTGATATTAAGGCTGGCACGTTATCGGCTAAGACTGTCCTTAATAAGTTCGACAAGGCTAAGGACAATACCAACAAGCAGGGCCGCAAGCTTAGTCTTACGGGTTATCTCAGGCGAGAATTGCCTAAGCCTAAAGGAAACAAGGTAACAAGAGTTACGCCGACTGGTGGTGTTACCTTCACAGTGTCGGATACTGCTAAGAATATAGTGGTACACCTTCATGACACCATGCTTGATGCTCTAAATATGAATGAGTGCAAGGTATCGAATGATGAACTTGATACCTTGAAGCTTAAAATAGCTCAAGCATTTGACGAACATATTGTAGACATTAAAGCGCAAGCTTAAAACTTAGGGGCTGGCCTTCGGGCTGGCCCCTTTTTTTTGTCTAAAATTTCGACTGATTTTATTTAAGTAAGTAAGCAAGCAAGGAAGCAGGGCTAGTAGTCACACTTGACATAGCATACTAGATGTAGTACTATTCGTATAGTAATCAAAGTAATTAGTAAGTGAATACAGTGTATCAACTTTAGAGGACAAGCAGATGACTAGCAGCAACCCACAGATGCAAAGGTTGGTGTACGAAACAAAACCAACTAGACCTAAAAAGAAATGGAGTGACGCTACGGCAGAGTCTTATGGTGTACCAACTATGCTGGCCTTAGTAGGTCCAAATGGTCCTATCTGTGGATCAGACGGTGAGCCTTTCATGATAAAGGCACCTTACTATCGTGGTTCAGGTGTTGGTAGAAAAAGAAAGTGAATACAGTGTATCAACTTCAACATGGAGGTAGCATGGCTAAAAAGTTATATTGTCCTACCTGTTACAGCCTAGAGAAATGGAATAAGAAGGTAGAACCTGATGAGCATGAAAAGAACGCACGTCTCCCTAAGTGTGATACAGAAGGTTGTAACAGAAAAGCTAGTCTATATACTGAATAAGGAAAGAACATAAGTATGAGAGATATTATTGCTATAGTAGGAGTTATAATAAGTTTTTATATATTCCTAATGTTATTTATATTAGTAGTGAGTAGTCTTCCCGCAATCTTATGATCGAAAGGAAAGATCATGGCTTTAGTTCAAACAGACAGTAAGCAATTTGGTCTTAAAGATGACATGCGTATTACTTTTACTGATGTAGCATATAAGTTAGGAGTATCTGTACAGGTGGTACATAGAGCGGCCAAAGAAGGTAAGCTGGAGAATGTTACCTTTGTTGGTCAAGGAGGATATGGTGCGGATACACTATACAATAATGAAACTACTATTAGTGCTGTAAAGAAATGGAGAGCAGGAGTACGAAAGTATACTCGTAAGCCAGTAACTACTGCCACCATCTCTATTAAGAGTAAGAAAAGAAAGGCGGCTTAATGAACTACATCGAGATCACGGTGCCATGCCCAGAATGTGATGGGTATGGCACTCTGGAAAGTCAGAGACCAGTAGGAAACTCTGAAGGAAAGGATTATTATATAGTAGAAATAGAATGTGATGAGTGTTTCGGTAGTGGTATGATACCACTTAAAGAGGAGGAAGAAGATGGTAGACAACATCAAGCTTGACATCTGGGAGATTCTTGAGGCACAATTTAAGTTCAATGCTACATTCAACAAGAAAGTAGAGGAGATAAAGAATGACTTCATTAAGCCCGACACATCAGGCAATAGTGAACAGTCATACGATGTACAGAAAGAACCTGTATGATGCTGGCAACTACAAGTATGATGTCATCAAGGCTAGCACCAACATTAAGCTAGGCAAGAAAGTAACCAAGGGGCATCTGAAGGGTGCCAGAATATTCACCCTTACTCTGGAGGAGAGAGCCACCTGTGACAGTGAGTGTGAGCATTGGCTTGACTGTTATGGTAACAACATGCCCTTTGGTCACAGGTTCAAGGCTAACGATGCTCTGATGGTATCAATTGAACGTGATCTGGATAAGCTAGATGCAAAGGGTAAGCCCTATCTAGTCAGGCTGCATATTCTGGGAGACTTCTTCAGTGTAGAATATATACTTTTCTGGAGGAGACAGTTAGCTAAGAGAGAGTATCTTAATGTATACGGTTACACTCGTAATCATCCTACTAAACCATTAGGCTATGCCCTGAAGTTAGTACGAAAACAATATGGCAAGAGGTTTGCTGTCAGGTTTAGTAACTATCCAGATGATCCCTTCTCTGCACAGAGTGAGCATGTATCTACAGGTGGTGTAGGTTGTCCTGTGCAGATGAATATGACGGATAGCTGTGGTACTTGTACTCTCTGTTGGGAGATGGAAGATAAGTCAATCATATTTTATGACCACTAGGAGAAGTAGAATGTCTGATAAAGTAGATTATATGAGTGTGCCTACACATTCTGATCAACAGGTACTAGAAGCTATTGAAAACATGATAGATGCTTGGGATTGGAATGATCTTCGTCAGTATATTATTGAGGAACGAATGGACTATTATTGTGGTAATGCTGATAGTGATGAGGTAGATATGCTAATAGAAGATTATGGAGAAAAGGAGAAGGTAGATGTTTTCTGACTTTGAAAAAGAAGTGTGGAGAAATGCACTTGAAGTAGCCCACACAGAGGGTTATGCTAGTAGATCAAGAAAGGAGATCATTGATCGTTATTGGTATTATAAATTAGAAGAGGAGGTACAGCATGAATCCATATGACATAACTGTGAATGATCCTAGAGAACTAAGCTCTGACATTCAGTCGGAGATAATGAGTGAAGCTGATGCAGATTTTATCTGTGAAATTCATATAGATGAGATCAATAGTTGGCTTCGAGAACGAAGCATAGAGTAGAGTGATTTGTTCTATATAATTATGAATAACTGCCATATAATGTAGGAGAATGAGTATGCAAGAGTTACCTTGGAGTTATGATGAGAGTCTTTCAGCAGAAGAATGCTTGATACGTTTGGAAAGTAAGTTGAGTCCTATCATAAATAGTATTCATGAGTCCGATGGTGACATGATGCTTAGTGAGTATCGAGATTTGTTGGAGTTAGGTTTTAAACTTGGACGTATTGTATTGAAAATGAAGGAGACTGAAGATGAATAACGTAGTAAGTTTCTCACAGACTGTACCCAACAATGATATCTTTCAGATCAAAGGTTCAGTGGTGGACTTTGACATGAAAGAGGAAAAGCTACCTCACTTCTGGGATAAGAAAGGTATCTACAGGGTGAATGAGGAAGGTGAGATCATGCAAGGATTGGGTATAGTAGGACATAGCTATCCTCTGAATACTCATGTAGATTTCTTCTCTGCACAGCACGAGATGTTGCAAAGAAAGTTTCCTGCTGCACATCTGGAGAATGTTTCGACAAAGTATCGAACATCCAGAGATGGAGCATGGGCTTTGCAGGATATTACTTTTCCTAGTGTTACGCATACCATTGATAATGGTAAGCACAAGACAGAGATAGCCCTGAGAAATATCTCATGGCATTCTGTTGATGGTAGTGCCAGTAACAATGCTGTCTTTGGTGGAATAGATTTCTTCTGTACTAATGGTA